AAACAGTCTTTAATGATGGCAATGTCAACAGATAGAAAGCGTTTCTTGGTGAATAAACAGCTTTAATGGTTGTCAAGTCTTCATTAGCAACAGCAGCTAACAAGTCATTGCGAACATTCTTAGAAATATCACGCAAAGGAGCAGACTTCTCTTGAACAGTTCTCAAGACACTACGAACGCCTGTATCAGACAAGAAAATAACGTCTGTACCAGTATTAAAAACAGAATCTCTGGCAATGCAACCAATTCCCTCAATCGTGTCATACAAAGTCATTGAGGCAGGAGTTGTCGCATTCTGATAAACCAAAATATTGCGTTTACCAAAGATGAATAAGAAGTTATTGTGCGCAGCGAGGGCGACAATGGTATCCCCCCCCTTAGGCCATACAGTTGTTGTATCCAATGTACCCGCAGTACCAGAACCAAATTTCTGAGGATTCTTAGTGTCAGACCATTGAACAGTTACTTTATCTGTCGTTGTATCAGCGTTCCAAACACGACCTAATGCTGAAATTACAATGATTGCTTGTTGAACAGTTCCGTTATAACCAGCTTGTTGGTCAACTCTAAAATAAGTTGTGTTTGATACTGATGGATCAAATCCAATTGGAACATGACCACTTTGATAAAAATATAACTTTCCATCAAGGTAAGCAGTTGACCAATTGCTATCAGTAATTGTTGGAGCAGTACCAACACCATTGAAAGTTACTTCAGATAATGCTCCACCAGACAACTTAAATATTTTGTTGTTGCCAGCACAAAGAACATAACTTACACCAGCCTTATCTACCAACTCAGCAATGGTTTTAACATTAGATGTACCTAATGCACCAAGTGTAGAGTGAGCAGGCGACCATCCCTGACGAGCGCCAATACGACCATACTGGTCAATAACACAATTGTTTGCCACCAAAGCAAAACCACTTGCCAAATCAAGTGATGAGTCTTGCGTATTCAGGCCATAAAAGCCTGGTGCAGTAATGGCAAAGGTCTGTATCTGTTGAGCCATTAGACAGCCTCAAAAGCATCGTTTTCAGGTGAACGAGCCAACTCTAATGCAATCAGATCAGCCAAGCTATTCTTGTACATTGCATAGGCTTCAGAACTGTTCTGACCACCATCTTCACCACGCTCAACCAATGCACGAGCCAAAGCACCCAAAACGATAGGCTCTTTAGCAAGGTAAGTTATATCAGAGTCACTAGAAAAGTCACTCTCTGGGATAACTAAGCTAAACCGAATGTTGTAAACAGCATCAGGAACAGGCCAGAAGTTAACCTTCATATCGCCATTTGTATCTACACGACCATAGGTGTAGTTCATCGGCATGGTAGTGATAGGAGACGAAATCGTGTAATAGAACGAATCGTACTGAGTATGGGTAATGGGAGTCATCTGGTAATACCGAGTGGTATTGATAACATCCATTGTCTTAAAACGAACACCAGCACCAGTTAAAGAGTAACCAGTAGATTGACCAGGTGTTGTTGTTACATTGATTGCTTGATTAAAAGCATCCCAATCGTAGGCATCTGCTACTTGACGCTTGGCATCGTTGACATATTTGCCAACAAGAATTGATACAGTATTTTCAGAAACGCTAGATACCTGTGGCTCACGCATACGCACAAGCACATCATTAACTAACGATAAATAAGTAGGTAATGCCATAGACTACTTCTTTCCTTTATTTCTGTCTGAAATCGCTTTAGCTTTTGCCTTTGCGTCTGACTTGGATGAAGCACCCCATGCTTGCAGAGATAAGAGCAACCTAGTTGGTTTGCCATCTTTATACTCTGGGCCATTCATGTTGCCCATCCGAGCCAGAAAAGAAGCTCGTCTTGGATTGTCACCTGATTTTACAGGTGGCTTGAGGTTTCCCCCAGTTTCTGCATTATAAGATGCTCTCCCCTTTGCGTTCAAGCCCCCAGATTTATTTTTACCTTCGGCTCGAGTCCAAGCAGGAGTTTTCATCTTTGCACCTTATTTCTTTTTCTTTGGCATCTTTGCTTCTGACATTGCAATGGCAATCGCTTGTTTGCGAGAAGTAACTTCTGGGCCTTTCTTAGAGCCAGAATGTAGTTTTCCTGCCTTATATTCAGTCATAACTTTGCCAATTTTGGCTTGTGCTGCGGCTTTTTTCATGATTTTCCTTTAAGCAAGTTCACTAACAGTTACTGTGGAAGTTGTAATTGCCGCATCTTTAATGAAGGCAATCTTTTGACCAGGAGTCACACGAATGATCTCTGCTTGATTAACACCAATCAAAGGAGAAGATGTTGTGTTTGCAGTTGGATTAGTACCAATAGCAAAATGGCAATGACCTTGAGCGCAAGCAATGCGAATCATGGTTGTGTTAGCGCCAAAAGCAGTCATTTGGACGCTACTTGTAGTGACTGTTGCCACTTGAGTTGTTCCCAAAGATGGAACTCCAAAAGCTACTTGGTTTGGGTCGAGTTGAAAGGTACTCATGATTTTCTCATTTCAAAGTAAGTTGATACAGGATATTCTGATACAAACCAACGATTTCATCAATGGTATTGTGGATCGCAGTCTCTGTACGAGGAGCAATCTGCTGACGATTAGCCTCAATCCATTCCATTTGCTGACGCAAAACCTGTGCAATAGTGCCTTTGTACTTGTTTGGCACAACAGGAATATCTAAGCGGATGTCATAACGACCCTGATATTGTTGGGCAAAGTCATCTGCCAAAGGAACAATACCTGAGTAAAACTCTTCCAATGTCTTGTGTTCAGCAAAAGAAGATGTCTTTAAATGAATGGTATGGGCTAGATTTCTAGCTCCAAACAGCATCCCGACCAGTTCGCCAGCAGCATTAACCATGATTATTCCTTAGTGATAGGGCCACCAGCTTTCCAAGCATCGCAAGTGCGTGCAGCAGCGCAGGTGAAGTGAAATAACTCGCAAAAACCCAGATCAGCGGCATCAATAAACTGCTGGTCATAGGATAATTCTTTACTGTTATCTGGCTCTAAACCAGATTTGATGCACTCCATCATCTTGGGCGTTTGGATGAATGCGGCACAGTTACCACATCTCATACCCTTGATGACATCAGTAGGAGCGTTATACATTTTTGCTTTTGTCAGCCAAAAAGCATCATTTGGCTCATCAGGATTAGGTGGGCCATAACCAAAGTTCTTGAAGGCATTATTGCGGTTCTTCAAGTTGGTTGCCACATCTTGTGTTGGCAATGGACACATTTCGCCAAAGAGTTTCATCGCATCACCTTTGTAGCTACAAATGAGATAAAACCGCCAACGACAGAGGCAATAGCCATTCCAACAAACATACCGCCCTTAGACTTATTAGCCATCTCAAGCAATTGCTTAATATCTTCACGCAAACCAGACACTTCTGTTTGTAAAGCCTCAACTTGAGCTTCTAATTTGCCAAATTCACGAGGATCAATCTCAGACATTTGAAACCTTCTTAGGTCTTCCCATCTTTTTGACAGGAGTTGGTGGAGCTAAAACAAGAGGTTTCTCATTGTTCTCGACCTCTTCTTGGTCGATTCTAATATAGCCCTGATGACCTTTCATTGAATCAATATCATGTTGATTAACAAAAGTGACTGTCTGACCACTTTGTAAGCATCGAAAGGTTGCCATAAGAACTCCAAGAAAAAGGGGGTTATTAGCCCCCTTTAGATTTAGACCATGCGGGCTACAACAAAACGGATTGTTGCGGCTGCCAAGTCAACAGTTGAACCAGACTCATTCTGGATACGGATTTTGACTGTGTTTGCGGCAGAAACATAAGCGTTTACTGTCAAACCAACCAAATCAACACCAAAAGATGCGCCTAGAACCATATCGCCCAAAGCTACGCCAGGTACTGTGATGTCATCAGTTTCACCTGCTGTGTCAACTAAAGAACCTGCGTCCAAAGTTGCACGAACAGCCCAAGTGTCGCTGAACAAACCACGGAACTGGTCGTTACCACGGCGTGAGACTACTGCGGTTGCGGTTGCCATAATAAATTCCTCCTAGATTAAGAAAAAACTCCCCCACCCGAAGATGAGGGAGAAGTGGCAACAATTAGGCTGGAACTGCCAAAGCGAAGGCAGAGCTAGACTTAGCTGAACCAACAGAGGCGGCATCACGCAAACGAGCCACACCATAGATAGTGTCAGCAGTAAACAATGTACCGAGGTACTCTTGTTTGTACTGAGTCTGTGTACGAACAGACATTTGCTCAACCAAGACCATAGAATCACGATGGCCCATCAAGCAGATGCGGTCAGCACCAGAGTTACCATAGCCATAATCAGCATTGGAAGTAACAAATACAGGCATTCCATACAAGTTACCGATTTCGCCATTACGGATGGTATTGTTGCCAGCGCCATCACCAACGAATGCTTGTTCTGTGTAACGAGCCAAGCCCATCAGCGTGTTACGGCTTGATGGTGGGATTACAAAGAAACGACCATCCATAGGGGTATCGTTGTCATCCAAACGCTGAATAGTGCGACGAATAGCGGCATCTGTCAAAGCGGCAGCATTAGAAGATGTGCTGTTGTAAGCAGTAGTACCATCAGAGCCGATGAAGGCTTTGGTGGATGTATTGCTAGTAGCATAGTCATCAGTACCGACTGTAGCGCCATTGAAGCCACGACCCAACTGGATCAAGTCCAAGTCAACACGACGAGCCAAGGCATAACCAGCGTCTTCTGTATAGAAAGAACGCAATGATGTCAGGGCTTGAGTCTCAACGATGTCCTCAATCAAACGGCTATATTCATAGTGTTTGTTGATAGAAACCAAGACTTCAGACTCAGTATTGACCAGCAATGTGACTGCATCAGTCTTGCCTTTGGCGCTCGCATCGCTACGAACAGGTGCTGGAATGTGAACAGTATCACCTTTCTTACCACGGAAGCTCATCTTCTTGACAGCGTTAGCCATCACGAGGTTCTTCTTGTAAGCAGCAATGATCTCATCAGACCAGATTTGGGGGATAAACTTCGCAGCAGTAGTTACTGTTACGTTGTTATTGGGTGCAAAAGCTGTATTAGCCATGATATTTCTCCAAGATTAAAGTTACTTTACCCGACCTTCACTATACGCTTGCATAATTTCATCAGAAAGCATTTCGTATCTGTTAGGGTCTGTCATTTTCAGCCGAATTAGGTCAGCTCGCCTGTAAACCCGCTTGCTCGATTCACCTGTACCACTACTGTCCACAGAAGCGGCTTGAAGATTCTGCTTGCGAGTAGTTTCACCTTCCTCACGAGCCTGTTTAGTCTTCACGCCTTTGATTTCCTTGTAAGTAGTGAGCAATTCATTGGCAGAATCAAAATCAAACTCACCATCAGCCTTTGAATACAATCCTAGACGAACTGGAGAAGATTTCACCCAATTCGCAAAGTCCTGATCTTGCACAATTTGAGCAAAGTCAGGGTGAGTATTCGCTAACCTCTGTTGAGTCTGCATCTTTCTGAACTCTTGAGCCGCTTGGCGACCTGCAAGTACGTCTGGATGGTTCTCAACTGTCTTCTGAACTGCTTTTTGAGGATTCTCAAAGAAGTCAATTTCAGGTTCTACCTCAGTATTTTGAACTTTAGAGCCAAGATTTTGCTTAATAAGTTCATCAGCCAGTTTGCGAACTTCGCCAACTTCTTGAGCTTGCTTACCAATTAGCTTTTCAGCCTCTTGGTGCATCTTAATGATTTCATCTAAGTTTTTGCCCCGATATTTGTCAGGAACTTCAGACTGTTCAATAGAATCGCCTAGCTTTTGCTCAACGGCATCCAACTCACTTTGCATCTCGTCTTCGTTATCAATCAACATACTGTTTCCTTTTCCTGCCCAATGGGTTCTAGGAGTAAATACATGGATTCGATACTTTAGTATTTATGAATCCGCTTTGCGCTCTGCTGCCAACTTTTCACGATGTATGCGGTCAAACTTGTTAGCCGCACCAGGGAAACTCCCTGACCATCCCTCCAATTTGATAGCTGGAGTGCTTATTACACGATGGGCTTGACCACCGCATTCGCATTGGACAATGACCGCCTCATAATCAGTCAGTTTTTCAATACGATGTCCACTTTCGCAGACAAAATCATAAAATCTCTTCATAAGCCTTTTCGCTGACCTCTTTCAAGGTTTTCAGCCAAGTCAATATAGATAATTCGCCTTTTTTGAATTGTAGGCTTTTTTCATCTTGAATTACAGAGATATTATTAAGAGCGTTAATCATAATGTCAATATCTTCCATGAGATCAGCCCAACCCTGAGTTCCCATAGTATTGAAACGCTCTTCATAGTATTTTTGCAGTTCAGGAGTCATTTAAACTCCTGTAGCACCATTCATGTCAGCTTGGGACATTACCCATGCGTAACATTTAGCCAAGAAAGTTGCACCAGTTTGTGATTCAACTTCACTCAATGGGCAATGGTATCTACGGAATTCCACATCACGGGTGTCATCGTTCTCAGGGCGAGTTGCATAACCAACAACGTCTAGCATGACGCTATGACGACTGTCTGCATTGCGGGTGTAACTGATAGACGCAGTTGCAATGCGGAAGTAAGCACCTGCAAATGGAACACCATATTGTGATTGTGTGAGGTCTAATTGGATTGCCATAATATTTCCTTATGCGTAGACTGATTCAGATGTATAAACAGTTGCTACTGATTGAATGTTTGTTGCAGCAGCACCAGTAAATGTAATTGTAAGTCCACCATTGGTTGTATCTGCTGTAAGTGCTAATGTCCATAAAGGAACATTACTAATTGGTGTAACTATTGAGGCAACCAAAGTTGTTGTACCAACACCTGATTCCCTTCTAATTAATCCTTCAATTTTCCAAGCGGCTGATGCAGTTCCACCAGAAGATTGTCTGCGTGCTACAACTGTACCTGTAAAAGCAAATGCAGAAGCATCTGGAAGAATAACTTGGTTAATAGTGCTTGCAGTAGAAGCATCTGATGTTAAGACTGTTGGTGTTGCATCAGTTGTTGAGGCAGTTAAAACTAATATCCCGCCTTGAATAGTTCCAAGTGAAGCAAGATACGCAGGGCCAAATGCAGCCTTGCCTTGCACGTTGCTTGATGCTCTTGCACCAAATATAGTTGCGCTATATGGTTGTAATGCTGAGCCGTATGCACTAAGCGCATAAGCATAGTTTCCACTCGCAATAGTTGTGTAGCCTAATGCAATACTTCTAGAACCTGATGACGATGAAGACCAACCAATTGCAACAGCATTTGAACCAGATGCAACTGCTGTTTGTCCAAGAACAATACTGTTTGCACCTTTTGCACCATAGGAACTAGTATTGTTGGCGATACCAGCAGAAAATGAATCAGTACCTGAAGCGTATGAACCACCAAGAGCCATTGCTCCTGCGCCTGTAGCAGTTTGTGAGCCATTGCCACCAGAGTTTGCGCCTATTGCATAAGAATAATTACTTCCCGATATTGCACCACCACCAATTGCAACTGCATAACCACCCGTTGCACTAGGCCGCGCAATGCCAGCGTCCATCGTATTTTCCGAATAATATTGAAGTCTTTTTACTGAAGATGTAATCCAATTTGTACCATCACAAACAATTTGCGCGCCCTCACGGGTTAATATAGAAATTGTTGAATATTTATCAATTGTTTCGCTTCCGTTAGGATCAATCGTAATTATTCGTGTTTGACTTGTAGAGGTATTCCAAACAGTAAAATTAAACCCGTTTGGAAAACTAGAAGCGGGCGGCATAGAAATCGTAAAACTTGCTGTCGGATTACAATTCAAAATAAAATTATTATCACTAGGCGATACTGTATATGCCGCAGTAATATTCTTTATCTGCAAGTTACCTAATGGTTGAACCGCATAGTTAAATGCGGCTAACTGGTTACTCGCACTCATCAGTAATCTCCACCAACTGCTTGTACAGCAATCGCAATCGCAGTTCCACCTGCCGCTACAGTTGTTCCCGCATAAATACGATAACTAGCAGGTAAGTTAAGACCGCCTGTAGGAACAGGCAAAGCATAAACAGGAAGTGCTGATGTACCCAATGCAGTAACCGCAGTAGCAGGAAGTGCAACCTCACCTAAAAAGATGTTGTTTCCCGCAGTAGTATTTGCAGAACCGTTGTTCATCCAAAAACGAACTACAGTTGCCGCTGATGTACCTGATGCCGCTGCACCATTGGTAGAACTAAAACGACAAGTAATTTGGTCAACACGAGAACCATTAGCACCTGCTGTGTAAACAAGTGCCATTGGCGTTCCAACAGTCTCAGTACCATCATAAGCCTTAGTATTGGTCATTGCCGTACTAAGAATGGCGTTCAACGCCCCCACATTAGGGGTTTGCGTAAAGATTGGGGTTGCGGTAACTGCCATGATTAGAATCCTCCGAAATTATTTGATAAGTAGATGTTTGCGCCTGAACTACTACCGCCTCCACCACCGCCTGTTGACGCAATGGTAATTGATCCTGAAGCATTCGTAATTGTAATGTTTGCACCAGCAGTCAATGTTGTTCGAGTAAAGCCAGTTCCGTTGCCAATATCCAACGCTCCATTAACAGGAGTAGATGTCAAACCAGTTCCGCCATTGGCTACCGCAACAGTACCAGTCACATTTGAAGCCGTTCCAGTCGTGTTCTGATTAAGAGTAGGAACATCTGCGACTTGGATTGTGGACATCACCACATTTGTTCCATTTCCTCGCAGATAAGAACCACTAGTAACTGCACCAGCAAAGGCATTCATTGCTAGTTGTGCAGTTGTTTGACCAGAACCACCATTAGAAATTGCTACTGTGCCAGTTACGTTAGATGCAGTACCTGTTGTATTCTGGTTTAGCGTGGGAATATCAGCCGCAACAATAGCTCTGAATGTAGGCGCACCAGAAGAACCATTGGGTGCAGCCAAAATGTAATTGGCAGTCTTAGAAGCATAGGGATTTTGAGTGTCACCATAACCAGTTGCCAGACTAATCGCAGGAGTTGTACCGCCACTAGAAACAACTGGTGAAGTACCAGTAACAGAAGTAACTGTTCCTGAGTTTGTAGCCGCAATAGAGATTGATCCACCACCATTGGTAATAGAAATACCACTACCAGCGGTCAAAGTAGCCTTGGTAAGCGTATTTCCTGTACTGTTGCCAATTAACAACTGTCCATCAGTATAGGTGGTTTGTCCTGTACCGCCAGAAGTTACTGCTAAAGTTGCCGATAGACCAGCCGCAGTACCTGTTGTGTTTTGATTTAAAGTTGGGAAGGAAGTTAGAGAAGCGGCAGAACCATTAGGCGCTAAAACATCTGTACCAATAACCAAACCTAAAGATGTTCGTGCAGTAGAGGCATTAAGATTGGTAGAACCACCATCCCATTGCCTTCTTTCGGAATAGGCAGAATCCCAATTAGTTTGACTGGAAGTTGTAGGGATTGAATAACCTGTCTGCAATCCTACTGCAAATGTTCCTGATGTCGTTACTGGTGATCCAGATACTGTTAAACCAGTAGGAACAGACATGGCAACAGAACTAACTGTGCCAGCAGAACCAAAGTAAGCTAATGAAGTCCAAGCAGTAGTGCCATTTCCGACTTTTAGTTTAAGAGTATCTTTCTCAACACCTACTTCACCTTCCGCAAGAATAGGGTTAGTAGATGTCCAATCAGCCGCTAAACCTCGTCTGAGTTGTATTTGAATCGCCATTAAATGCCTCCCGCATCAATAGGGGTTACGCCCCCATAGACACTATTTGGATAACCGCCATCTAAATTGGCGAATGCTTGACCATCTCTGCCAGAAACACCAGCAGCACCTTGTGGGCCTCGTTCACCTTTTTCACCAACAACTTCACCAACATTGATGACTTTGCCATCAGATAAGGTAACTACCAAAGACCCATCAAAATCTATCTTAGTGCCAACAATAGAGACACCATCTTCTCCATCTTTACCATCAACACCATTTAATCCGTCTCTGCCTGGCTCACCCTGTAAGCCATCTGCTCCACGCTCACCTTGTGGGCCTTGATCGCCTTTGTCACCCTTTTCACCCTGTGGGCCTTGAAGTTTTTGCACCTCAAGAACATGGGTTTCCAACTTGGGTAACTGCTTATCAAGCAGAATTGCCAATGCAGACAACTTTGCATCAGTTGACGCATCTGATAGCAGTATCTGCTTAATGTCCATCATTGACCAATAATGCTTTTGAGGAACTCATTATCTGTCGTTTTTTGCTTATCGCTCTTAGAGTTCTGCAGTTCAACAACCTTTAACTTGTTCTCAATGTCTTTCTCTTTGAGCATCAACTCCGCAACCTTAACCCGCTTATTGAACTCTTGTTCAGCAAGCATATCGTTGTTAGGCAGATTCTTTGTTGTTGCCGCAAGAGTCTTAGCCTGAACTTCTTGAGGCATTAACTGAGCTTCTGTCATCAACTTAGTAGCTTCGGCACGATTTTGCTCTGCTTGAGTAGTCTGAACAGCAATCTGAGCCTGTGCAGCCTGCATAGCCAGTTGAGCCTGTGCTTGTTGCATTGCTTGAGCTTGTGGATCAGGTTTGCTCATCTGCTCCAATGTCTCCATCAACTCATAGCGGTTAGACAATGAGCTGTTATTGACGATTCCTTTGAGGATCAATGGCAATACAGGAGTGTTCGGGCCAAGAGTCTGCAACAAAGAGATGAACTGTTGTTGTTCATACTCACGAGCAATAATTCCAAGCGTAGCAGTCGGCACAAAGTTCATGTCCACAGCAGGATAACGCTCTGGATCAAACTGCATATAGCGGAATACTGCCTTCTTGATGAATGGAACTAAGAAATCCTCTTGGAAGTTCACCAATGTACGCTTGTACTTCTTGATAATAGAAGCAACAGCCATAGACATACCGCCACCATCACGAGCAGCTTGAGAAACCATGCCCTGTGAGTCTAAAGTGCCAGTAGCCTGTAGCAACATACGCTCAAAAGACTGTGCAGTTGACAAGTTATTGCCATCTGTCTGTCCAAACTTGAATGGGAATAGAATTTCTGATGGCGCTCCGTTTGTAAGGAACGCTTTGCCTGGCTTTACCTCAAACTTAGCACCTCGAGGCAAGCGAGTTGCATCCATGCCGATCATTGGGCTTGTTGTGAGTGCCAATGAGTCCAAATGACTACGGATTTGAGCATCCATAGCCTTTTGCATATTGTAGGCTTTCTCTACAGTACCACGACCAAGCAGTCGATTAGGAACAGTATCGTCCTGATAAGAGATAATCGGTCTGTCCTTCATCATATAAGGACTCTCTTCGGCTTTGAGAAGCAGATTCTCATTGCCAATGACCACAATCGCCTCTACCAAGTCTGTATATTCCTCTGCCGCGCTGTCTTCAGGGAACAATTCCTCAACAGGCTCATTCACTTTAGTCAGATATTCACGAGGAACTAAACCATAGTAGGTCAACAGACGAACTTTTTGGTCTTTAAATTGAGTAGTTTCTTGAGTTGGCTCTAAATCTTCGTCAGCAGAGTCAAGTCCAATGTCAACTTTGCGATACAAACCAGACTCAATGCCCTGAACAACCTTGTGAATTGAGACAAACTTCTCAATTGCCACACCCATACAGTCATCAATGGCTGTTCCATTTGGGTCGAACAGGAAGTTCTTGGGATTTACAGGGACAAGTTTGACAGAAATTCGGTCTTTTTCTAGTACACCAATAGCGGCTTGACCAACTTGACCAGGTATTGCTTGGGTAGAAGGGATATATTCCTTCTCTGTTTTAACAATGATCTCACCAATGCCAGTTCCGTAGATTTCTGCCATCAACTCAATCTGGTCAATGGCTTTACGGACTTTATCTTTCTTGAAGTCTTCCATCAACTGAGCCTTGATTAGACTCACATCGATGTCATTGCCGTTCACATCTTGAACATCATCGTCAATGTCAAAGAAATCACCCTGACCAAAGATAGCTTCCATGATTTCGGCATGGCGTGTCTCTACGGCTTGTTGTGTGCCAGGCGTGATAATGCGTGAACGCTCGGAATCACGAGTCTTGTCTTCATCAGCCCATTGACCACGGAAGATGCGCTCATATTCTTGCCAATCAGATAGGTAGTTACTGTCTCGATAGTCTTTCCATCGATCACAATGATCTACCACGAAGGAAACCAAGTCCTTGTCATTATCCGTTGGTTGTTCAAAATCCATGATTTACCTTATTGTGTCTGAAAGTTGATTGCCAAATGGGTCTGTATAAAATGGATTTGATGACTTGTTCATAATCAACTCATTAAGTGGTACATCAAATGACTTTTCAGGAAATATACTTCTTCTTTGCTCTTGAGTAAACATTCCTCTCGCTGCAGCAGCTCTTGCCTCTGCTTCTCCATACAAACGTCTGTATTGTTCAAATGCACTAATATTTGGCAAATCTTTAAATTGTGATTCTAAACCACCAGACTGCCAACCCTCTAAATTTTGTACAGCATGAGATAGCTCGTGCGTTGCCGAATTTAAAGCGCCTTCTTCGGTTTTATTGCGAAGATCAACAGTTCCTTTACCACCAAATGTTCTTTGGTACATTGCAGTATTTGCAGATTCAGGTAGCCAATCAGGAAGTTTTGTTACTTTAAGTCGATCAGATGTCAGCAATTCTGGATAAGCCGAATACAAATCAGGATGGCGATACATACCGCCAATTGCACCCTCTAAACCGCCTTTATATTCATTCAATTTTGATGCAATAGAGGCGTCAAAGTTAGTTCTAAATTCAGCAAATTTATCTGTTATTTCTTGTTTCCATTGACCATCTGGAGCTTTCCAATTACCTGTTTGAGACCAAATTTCTTCAGGAGCTACGCCATCTTTTTCTAGTTGTTTTGCAAGTTGATTAGATTTTGAATCCCAAATTCGTGCTTTAGGGCCAATAAAAATATGGCTTTTTGAGCCTTCAGCCATTGCAACAAGAATTTCAGCAGGCTTACCACCACGATCTAGAATTTTTGGAACATTGACTTCAGCAAATTTTTCGGCCGCTTTGCCAGCAGTCATTACTGCTCGTTCAGCAACTTTGGCAGATGGGCCAATAAAAGGTGCAACAGTCATTGCAGCTTCTGCAACTTGAGGACGTAATTTAGTTGTACCGCCCAATCCACCAGCGCCAGTAAACAAACCTCTACCTGAAGGATCGTAGGATAAATTTTCAACAGTATATGGAATTCCTGTTGATTCAACCATTCTTCCCAAACCCTGCATTTGCTGAGTTCTTTCAGGGTTTTTCATGTAATTTACGCTACCAGAAATAACGTCTGCTAGCAACGCTGCAAGAGAGTTCCTAGGTGTAGCTTTAATCTGGTCTGCCATGCTCATACCCCCGAAATAATGTCTAGCGGCTGCCAATCATCGGTATCATCGTCTTCAAAGTATGAAGTGATGGCGAGCTGGTCAATATAACTAAGAGCATCAGGCAAGTCATCGTGAACTCCCTGTGCAGGAAACATTAGAAGTTGGTCAACAAAATCATCCCAATTCTCTTCTGAATTCAGGGTGATTCTGCCATGTTCAAACCTTCCTTGCAATGCCCAGATAATTCTATCTGCTTTTTTTCTATTCCCATGCGTTAAATCCACAATATGGGCATAGATGTTACTCTTCCTCATTAAATCGCTCAAATAGGGCAAAACAGCGTTCTTTAGTGCCCCCCTCTCAATCCCAATGCTCAAAGGCTTGTAATCACGAATAGACATCAAGATATTCACAGCAGTTGTCCGAATATCCCACCTTCCGTGAATAATCTTCTCAACAAACCACTTCCCATCCTCAGTCACAAAGACTACGCAGATAGCGGACTCATCCAGTCGCTTCTTAGCATTTCCTGCTTGTTTGGCAACTTCTTCAAATCCCGCTAGGTCAACAGCAATGAAATAAGACCCATGATTCGGTCTTTCCCCATATTTAATCCACTCTTCCTTGAAAACATCGCTTCCCGCATTGGAGAACGATGCCATGTATTCCTGCTTAAAAGCAAATGTACTCAAGGTCTTCTTAGCACTCTCAATCTCTGTAGGATCAATCAAAGGGTTGTCAGCGGTCGTGAAGTGCCAACTTTTCCAATCAGGATCATCTCCACTCTCGCCTAACTTAAAGGTATCGTGAAACCAGTTCCTGCCCTTTGGAGTCCCAATAAACAAGGCTCTACCCTTCTTGTCAGACAAAGAAGCTCGAATAACCTGCTCCCAAGCCTCTGGCTTAATGTCAGCAACCTCGTCCAGTACCGCATACGTCAAACTAACACCACGCAGGGTATCTGGTCTGTCAGCACCACGGACATAGATTCTTGCTCCGTTTATCAGGGTAATGTCTAGGTTGTTTACATGGGAGTTCGTAATAATGTCTCTACCAAGGTCTAACAGCAAATCCCAGATAATCTGTCTTGATTGTCCCATCGTAGGACTCACATAAAGCACAGCAGAGCCTTGCGGACACTTTAATCCCTCAATCAGTAGGGTAACTGCCGCCATCCTAGACTTACCACAGCGACGACCAGCAGCTACAACCTTGAATCTTGTTTTGTCAGCAAAGACAGTCTGTTGCCAAGGAAGTAAAGAGAAATTAAGGTCTGCCATACTTATCCTCTACATCCTGCGGTTCATCAGCATTGATTACTGTCGGCTCTTCTCCCAAGCCAGTAATATTGATTGTCACAGCACTCCTCTGGCTCTTATCCTTTTCAAACATAGAAACAGGCAGAGTTCTATCAAGACACATCTTCAGAGCTACCAGTTGATGCGGATGGTCATCATTTAAAGCTATCTCTATCACCTTCTGAGCAACATCCTTACCTCCAGACCTAATCATCAACTCCTTAAGCTCCTTGAGCCTCTGGTGGTCTGTCTTAGGCAATACAGCAGGAGGATTATCAGCAAACCTCTGTATGGTCATCTTCACAGACCCTTTAGGTCTTCCTCGTCCGCGTTTAAGTGTTTCCATATTTTCCTTTTTCAGAATGGGGGGTGTACCACAAATATCTACCAACCCAACCTACCCCCTCCCCCCCCATACAAACCATAATCTGTACACAATCACAGCCTGTCTATCTATACAGTACGGGTTTACCATAGCAATGTTATGTTAAGTTGTTATGTTAAGTGCGTGTTGATTGGATGCACCTTTATTAGGGTACTTGGATTCTGTTTGTCATTGTGTTTATCTATCCGTTCCCTATTGATTCTCTTACCTTACCTACAATAGATTGATCTTCATTGGGGTTGTCTGTTTATTTCCGCTAGGTTCGTTACTAACCCTATTGTCTCTAATGGTTCGTTTGTTCTATATCCCTGAGAGTGGACGTGCTGATAAATTGCCAGGACATTCTCGAATCCTTGGCTAATGTTCCCTTGTCCAGCACTCAAAAGAATTTGCAGCTTCGGGTTGTCTAGTTTTCTGCGGAATTGAACTGTGTCGGCTTTAGGTGGTCTTGCCATTGTCTAAACCTCAAAAGAAAATAATTTAAATAAATTCTATCATCTAAGGGTTTATCCCTATGTTTTTTTATTTTTTTGTTGCTACTATCTCTACACCGAGCTAGCGGAACTAGCGTTATTCAATAGGTGTCAACATGAAAAACGATTTCTTAGACTATCTGACAGCAATCGGTTTGGGTCTCTGTCTCTGTATCGGTCTCTTAGCTTACTTCGATGTTCTAGTTAAGTAACTAGAGTTTTCTTTTAATAGGTTTAAACAATGAAAATCACAGCAATTATTAAGAACGTCAACGATGCTTTTTTTCAAGGCTTCGGAGAGTCTATCCAAGGACTCAATAATATGTCAGACGTTGAAAAGCTCAACTATCTACTCAACAAGGGCGTTTCAGACCCTCAAATTGTCTCTACAAAAATTGGCGGTGGAATGTTCAAAGATAGAGTTGCCCTCAATCAATTAAGGCGCGGCTACTTTGAATTGACCTATAAGCTAGAGAATAGGCGCGGATATAAACTCGCTATTTTTGAGCTTATCTCTTAATTTTAAGACTGTAAGCCCTTGTTTTAGGGGCTTATGGCCTTGGAATTTCCCAAGGTTTCAACTTAATAGGTGTAAATATGACAATTGAAACTGAAACACGCTTGCAAGATCATGTGCAGCAGATCGCAAACACAATCACAAATGGCTTCGGCGATGAATTGAACTATGACGGTGAAGAAATGTCAGCTTTTGACTATCTCCAGGACGCATTAGACATTGAATATATCGTCAACAGTAAACGTGAATACTTGGGCGCTCGGGTTCTTGTTGCCTTCGGTGGCCCTAATATCTGGATTAACACTAGGACAAAAAAGGTTGAGGGCTACTGGTGGAACGAATCAGCTTCGGCTTCGTTTACAGACGGAATTGGCCTTGATGATGCTTTAGAGACTTTATGGAATTGCTAAATGATCTATGCAACTTTAGCCTTGATACTTCGAATTCTTACTAAACGATAAAAAAGCCCTCTACGGAGGGTTTTTCTTTGTCTGCGATACTTTTACTGTCTAACGATAAAAAACGGCTAGAACGGGCTTTTATCGCTTTTTGATGGCATTTCTTCGCACAATTTCCGTATCGTTTCGTTCAGCGCATCAATTTCCGTCATTTTATTGATTGACCATGCACGTTTTTGACCATGCCATCCTAATACTGGGTTTCTGTGGCAATCAACGCAAAGGGCTATGCAAGTGTACTGTAACCCTTGTTTATAGTGGTGGGCTTCGCTTGGGGCTGGTGCATTGCATACCGAGCAACTTAAACCTTTAACCCTTGCAAGGTGCAGCCGTTCCTTTGCGTTCAGTTTGTTATTCATTGAGTCGCCTTGACCTCGGCTCGCATTGAATACTGCTCAGTTCGCCAGACCTCAATCTTTGCTTGAGCCGTTGTCATCAGCCAGCGGTACTTTTCTTCTAGTTCCACGGCTTCCCTAATTCCTTCAAGTATCTGAATGTATTCAGGATGCGCATAAGCAAAGGTTTCCTGCTTTCCTATTACTTCCGTTCCTGCTTGGCTTTGCAGCTGGGCTTTCCTGCTTTTCCTAAATTCCTCAAGATAAATGCGATCTGCCTTAGCCTTTGCATATAAAGGTGCTGTGTCGATTAAATATTGAATAGCTTTGCTTGGATAATCCATTAGATAATCTCCACCACATTATGATTATTTGATTTTATATAATCTCTAGTTTTCTGAATATATCTTTCAAATTCAGACCTAGAAATGCTTGATTGTTGTAAATCAGCGTATTCAATTAAATCTCTCACCGCTTTTATGCCTTCACCAGTTAACCCAATTTTGTAGGTGCTCTGGTATCTGATTGCTGCTTCGTGCAAGGCTTTCTGGGCTTTTTCACAGACTGGTAGCACCTCTGGCCCTACTCCAGCCCTTGCCATCGTTTCTGATAGGTTTAACACCTCTGTGAGGGTATGCCAGTCTTGAACTGTTCCCCTTCCTTTGGTGATAGCGTCTAGGGCTGAGTATTCCATCACCCTGAGCTTGTCTAGTTTTTCTCTTTGAGTGATAGAAGCACCCTCTAGTGCATGAACTAGAGGATTGATAAGCGCCCATACTTGGCGTTTAACGCGCTTTCTCATACAGATTCGTATTTGTAGTTTTGTTTGTGGTGCTGAAACCGCATGGCTGCCTCAATGTCCAGTTCAGCATAAGCCTCCTCAGACATACACCCAACAATGTCTCGGCCTTCAAACCAGACTTCTTTTACTGATTCGTTATAAGTTGACTTGTCATCGTCTATTTCGTATTCATAGACGACTGTGACGATCTCACCAGCTTGACCAATTGTTGTATCAAATTCCCATGTATTCATCATTGACTCCTGTTAAAAATTAAATGTTATTCCTGTTTTGCAATGTTTTGAATAGGTATTTACCCTAAGTCTTCCTTAACCATCACTTCTACGGCTGGTGTTTCCGCATAAACCTTCGTCACATGGAGATTGACTACCTGTTTGTCATCCAGATAGACAATTTCACTCATGGAGTCCAAAAAGCACTTGGCAACATTATCAAGATCAGGCTTTTTCATTGGCTTGATAACCCCTGCTAATGCGTCCTTGTGCTTCTGTTTTGAATAGGATGCGGGTATTCCAACTCTGATATAAATTGCAACTGTCATAGGAGTGTCTAAAGGCTCTGAAGAACCCATAGCCGCCTTTGCCATCATCCTGATTTCGTCTTCATAAGTCTTTGTCTTCTGTGGGGTATAGGTAGAGGTGAATTTCCCTCTTCTGGCAAACCTTGGCCTACCCTTTCCTACTGGCTCACCATAAACGATGTATGTCAACATGAATGTCATTCGATTAGTCCTTCTTTCATTTGACGCATATAAAAACGGACTCGATCTCTTGATCCAGTTCCATAGATTCTTTCGCAACGCTCAAGCCTGGCACGAACAAAGTCGTTATCTCTGGTTGTCTGCCAAGATCGGAATATCTCCCTTGCTTCGGCTTTCTCCAGAACAACTCTGTCGCTCTCATTGGATATTGTTTTCCTGCTGTACGCCATAAGGGTTTACTCTAGGTCGCCAGTTAGCTCTAAGGCTTGGTTTATCAAGTGAAGCGGAACATTCTTTCCATCTTTTACTTTGTCTAACAGGATCATGGCTTCAAAATAGTTCATGCCGTTTTCCTTAACTCTGCCATCTTCGCCAATACTGCAAGCGGAATAGGTGCTGCCTTTTTGTCATCCTCTTTGATTTTCAACAAAGCAGGGTCTGGCTCATTTGATGGCGGAACTGTGACCCTGCCAATATCGGCAGGATTTGCTTTCGTCGCAACCCAATCTGCTTTGAATGCCTGCCAACCACGCATACAACATTCTTCTAATGCTTTCTCAAGAGTCCATCCTGCTTTTTCAGCTTCTGACATCAAACCATTTAAAGCTCGTTGGGTCATAGGCGCTCTCTTAGCTTTTCTTAAAGTAAGAAAGTCCTGCCAAACAGAAATAGAAACGCCTTCAGGCGGTGCAACGCTAGTTGTCTTCTTTTGTTTCTGTTCTGTATCTGTATCTGTATCTATAGCGTTACTGGAACGTTCTTGTAACGTTTCATTAGCGTTACTTGGTTGTTTCTTTTTATTACGATACTTTCGAACCCGCATGGTGCTTGAGTCTGAGACGAATTGACGTTTATCCCAGTTTAATATTTTCCAATGCCTATCAATAAAATTCTTGTTGATAAACAATTGTTTTGTTTCAACGAGTTCTGCTTCTGTTAAACGCAATTGAAACGCAATCTCTGTTTCATGTAACGTTTCAAGAGTTTCGCTACATCTTAGGCAAAGCAACATGACATAACGTCTTTGCATCGCCTCTGGAAGCATTTGAATTTTAGGGTCGTGAGCGAACTCAGAATAGAGTCTGAACCAAGGATTAGCCATGATAAGAACCGCTTTTTAAAACACCCTTTAAGGAATTGCCAGCAGGAGAAGGGCTAACTCTTTTCGGTCGGGTAATTAGTCCGACCTAGCTGGATTCCATAATAACAAAATTATTCTACCTTGTAAACAACTGCTCTAGGTCTATTGGACGATTTAGATGTAACTCTAAAGTCCTGGCAAGCAAAGCCGTGACAGATGCAGAGAAGTCCTCTGGTTCGGATACATAAGCGCCAGCCATTGTTTGAGCATACTCAAGCAAGGTTTCAGCACAAGTTTGTTCAATTTGTTCGATGTTCATGCGAGTAGCCTAGCATGATAAAAAAGGCTTGTAACCTAGGGAAACTACCTAGATATTTCTTGTAAAACCTGTGGCACATTATCGATGTGGACAGTCCACGTTTAACAGGAGTGAATATGCCGATACTTAATGGAAAGAAGGTCATAGACCTAGAAGTTGATGGAGTTGATAGCTCAGACTACCCAGACTTTTCTGATGCTTACTTCTCTTATGGATGCTATGAAGATGGAACACCTTTGACAGATGAAGAGTTAGATCAACTAACAATCCTTGCTGACGATGTTCTATGGGATATGGCTTTTGAGGGAATCTACTGATGAAAAGCCTATTCCAGACCTACATAGAAGAGTTTTCAGAAATCCACTACTGCCCTTATTGTTTAACAGTTAAGGGAGAAAAAATAGTCTGCTGCCAAGAAGCAGACTTTATCCAGTTCAAGGATTTATATCCCAAAGACCAAATACAAATCATAGATCAAGAGTTAAATGAAAATCAAAGGAGTTAATCATGGGTGTACATAAAAAGCTGATGGATGCAAGGATTCTCTTGCAACAAGCACCACTCAAAAAGTCAGGTCACAATAAGTTTGCAGGCTACCAGTACTTTGAGCTTGGTGACTTCTTGCCAACAATCAATCAAATCTTCTCCAGAGTTGGTCTGTGCGGTGTTGTATCGTTCGATAAAGAACTGGCAACCCTGACCATTACAGACACAGAAGACAACTCTGAGATCAAGCTGACAAGCCCTATGGCAGATGCCAATCTAAAGGGATGCCATCCAATTCAGAATTTAGGAGCGGTGGAGACATACACCAGGCGTTATCTTTGGGTATCAGCAATGGAGATTGTTGAGCATGATGCTTTAGACTCTTCTGCTCCACTTAAAGAGGATAAGGTAATCATCAGCCCTACTCAGGGTGCGCAAGACAACATCCCTATTGAGGAACTAAGGTATCTTGAAGAAGTGGCAGTTGATCTGATTGCTATGTGTGAGCAAGGTGATCCCAAGGCAGCTTGGGTTAAGTTGGAAGGAGAGAACTTGGACAGCGAACAGAAAGTTGCTCTGTGGACTCTATTGCCTAGCAAGGTTCGTAGTGCTTTGAAGAAGGCCAAGGAGTTGTGATGGAAATAGATGAAATCAAGCTAATAGATTTTTTACCAAACACACACATCTCAATAGATGGTCGCCTTTGGAGAAATGGTAAAGAAAAGAAGTTTACTGTTGGGCCAATAGGTTATGAAGTTGTTAGTTTTTCAACAAATAACAAAACAAAAACATATTACAAACATAGATTGCTTCTTCATGCTTTTGTAGGTGAGTGTCCAGTTGGTTGTGAGGCTTTGCATATAAATGGCAACAGATTGGATAACCGACTTGAAAACCTTAGATGGGGAACAAGAAAAGAAAATGTTTCTGATGCTATTAAGCATGGAACAGCGACCATAGGTTTGAAAAATGGTCGTGCCAAATTAACTACAGAGATGATTAAGACTATTCGTCAATCTGGGTTAATAAATGATTCTGTAGATAAGCTATCGAATCAATTTCAAGTGTCTGTAACAACAATCAGACGAGTATTAAATGGATTGACATATAAAGGTGTATGAATATGGACAAGCGTGATAACAGCGGTGTTTTGTTTCGCAATGATAAAAAAGACAATGATCGAGCGCCAGAGTACAAAGGTAATCTGACAGTAAATGGTCAAGATTATTGGTTGTCAGCATGGATCAAAGAGGGTAAGTCTGGCAAGTTCATGGGCTTGGCATTGTCTCCAAAAGAGCAACAAGCACCACAGAAGACTAAACCAAAAGGTTCAGGATTCGATGATTTTGATGACGCGCCTTTTTGAGTAAGTTTACGAGGGGAAAACGGACAGCAATGTCGGACGAACGCCAGTACCCTCACCAAATTCAATGTGTAATAGGAGTTAATAATGGATATTAAAAGTGCTTTCGATAAGATTTTCCAGATGCCTGAGTTTCCTCGAGTTAGGAAAACAGACCCTGTAACCTCACATGAGGCAGCAGAATCAATCAAACCAGTAGTCAACCAACACTATCAAACCATTCTGAACTGTTTAAAAGACCATGGTTCGCTTGGAAAAGATGGGATAGCCTCATTGACCAGCTTAGAGGCAAATCAGGTTTCTAGGCGTTTAAACGAGATGGAAAAGATGGGGTTTATCAAGTTAACTGGTAGGACAGTCAAGTCTAATTCTGGTCGCTCAGAAAGAGAGTGGACAGCATGATTGAAAAACCTCCATATTCAAAGATTAGCTATCCCTCAACCCCATTGAAAGACTTTAAGTGGGAATCAGGATCAGACGTCCAAGCCCTTTGGAGAAAGCATGGATGGACTCCTCCAAGCGAGAAGATGACTCCACCACCGCCTGAGAAGATTGAGTTCAGGAGAGTCAAATGAGCAACAAATTTGTATTTTCGTTTCTTTTCATTATGCTCGTGACATTCTGGTCATGGGTTAACTGGTTAGTCTGGAGTTATTCATGACACAAGATGAAATCATTGAGATGGCTAAACAGGCGGGGCTTCATATCGCAACGGACGTGAACTGGATGCCAATCATTGGACTTGAGTACGCTGAAAAGTTTGCCAAACTAGTAGCACAACATGAACGTGAGGCGTGTGCAAAGTTGG